GGTTTAATAATATCAATAAATTGTGCATAATGGTTTCCATTTGAATCTTCAATTGATACTGATTCCTTAACACAATTTGGAACCATTTTTTTACCTTTCTTTTTCATTCCAACTTGCTTATATCCAACCCAACACGCCTCATCTACTACATCGTGTTCTCCACTTTCCAAGTAATCTGCTGCAGCATCAATATAATCTGCTGCTTTTGTAATTTTCGATTGAACCCACGCTTCAATATTTCCTTCACCCTTTAGTTTATTCCTTAATCGTTTTGCCGCAGAAATAATTGTAGAAATTTCCGAACGCGCCATCGAGTATTCGTGATCTGTTTCTTTAGACTCATTTGCCGGATGAGGTCTAGTTGTATTATATTTTAATTGATTTGGTGATAAACTTGAAGGAACTGAGAACATATCCCAATATTTGGGACCATACCTACATTCTTCTCTAGTCTCATCTTTCTCACATTTGGGACAGTAACGCACCATACCCATTTGTTCTGAGAGAGGATCATTTGATGACAAATTTACTGATTCTGATTTATTTCCCCAATTAGCAGCACCAACTTTGCGACATTTTACAAGAGCACCGGAGGCATAGGCAGAGGGCCATACATCATACCTTGACTTTACTTTAGTATAACAGGCATCTTTTTTACCACTTCCCTTTCCTTTGATATCCTTTTCTTCGTTCATTTTATTTTCTTGTTTATCGGTGGAAACATAAGTTGGTTTTGCAGCACCTGATTTTTCTTGTTGTGCAGGATCCGCTGCTTTCTTTCTTCTTGCCGCAGATAATCTTTGCGCTTTAGTCATACTTTCTCTTTTTGCCGAAGAAACGCACTTAGGAACACCTTCTCCAGGTTCATCACTTGCACAGGTTCCTCCCGTAACTACATTTACCCAACCAGGTTTTCCATCTTTTGATTTACTTCTATACCAATCACGAAGACCCTCTTCAGTTATTTTTACATCTTTAAACTTTTTATGTTCTTTCTTAGCATCAGACTCCATTTTTTTCAACTTAGTATAATAATCTGGAAACTCATCGAGATGTTGAAGAGCAATATCAGTAGCAAGATCTTTATCTTTAGTATGTTCCTTTTCAATAGCAATACCCATTCTAAGTTGATTTCTAACAAAGGAAACATCCATTCGATGCTTCTTTGCAATATTTTCAACTGTTTGGTGAGATTTTAATTTATGCACTTTAGAAAAATACTATTCTTTATTATTTAGAAAACCTTGTTTAAGTAGTTTCGAAAGTTCGGAAGTTGATCCCACAAAAACTGCATTATTTGTAACACTACTTGGTGATCTACTTGAAGTATCTTCCTCAACATCCTTTAATTTCTTCTGTAAATCAATTAACTTATCTGTAGTATCAGCAACACTTTTAATTAACTGTCCAGCAACTTCATAGGCTCTAGGACTTCCCCCATCACCAGCAAGTTCCATAATTCCATTAATTGCCTCTTGACCCTTCTCAATTAGTGAGTAAAGATTTGCTCTTGTATATTCATAATCCTTCTTAATATCATCTGGTTTTGATACTAAAATTTCAATTTCTGTGGGAGTTTTTTCAACTTCTATAATTTTACTCTCAATATTAAGAGCATTATCGAGATCTCCATAATTATTTTTCATAATTAAATATCTATCTGTTGAGTTGGACTGTAAGTTTTAGAATCATCAAAGAATTCCCAATTTTCATTAAATCCGAAATCATCTCCAGGATTTGCATCAATTGGATCTGGTGTTACGGTATATCTCACTTCTCTCTTCGCAATAGAAGTATCTGTTCCACTATAAAGATCAACCTGAACCTTACGAATAAGTCCATCAGTAGTATCGGAAATGGGACCAAACAAGTATGTTTTTGCTGTAAATTGAAATGTGTAAATTAATATTCTACGAGTTGAAAAATCTCCTTCATAATCATCTTGAAATGAAACACTATCAAGAACTACTGGGACATCTCTCTTTTCTCCAATAGAATCGACAAGATTAATTGTCATTGTGAATGCTGGTTGAAAAAATGGTAATATTTGTTCTACTACTTGTAAAGCATCATCTTGAAGTTTGGTCATTAAGTTCAATTCAAATCCAATATTATATGGAACAGGCATAAAGACTTTTTTAATAGAACCATCTTGCCCGTGTGCTTTGAATGTTTGAGTTACACTTGCTTTTCGAGTAGCATCATATTGAATAGATGTCATCTCAAACGACATTCTAGGAAGTGTCATTGCAACAGGTTTATTTAACTCTGGTTGTTGCTCTATTCTTGCAAGAAATTTTTGTGTTGGACCATATGCTAGTGGAACTTGAATATCACTAATACTAGTATCACCAGAATTTTTGTGTCTAATATGAATTTGATTAAATAAATTTCCGAACGAAATAACTGTTCTGCGAATAATTTCGTGATAATAGTAAGTATCTAACATTAAAAACTACCAAATGGATTTGACTCTGAAAAATCAACAATAAGATCTCCTTCTCCTTCAATTTCATTATTTTGACTGTATTTATCATAAAGATCCATTTGGTTATATGAAACCACTGAATATCTTGCGGATGATGCTGATCCAACAATAATTTCTCCAGCAAAAAATCCTGGCGTGGTTGCAGCAATTCCTACAAAAGAAACTTTAAGAATTTTAGTATCAAAATCCCATTCTTTAACTCTCGCTCTAGTTTGAGAATTTGATCCAATAATAATTTCATTAAACTGATAATTTCCTACACCAGTTAAAATTGATGGATTGTTTATGGTAACTGTTGGGGTTATAGTATATCCAATTCCAGAATTAGATATGTTTATTGCTGAAATATTTTGATTCAATCCAAGTGAAGCAATACCGACAGCAGTTTGTCCAATACTAATAGATCCATTTATATTTACTACTGGAACTGTAGTATATCCAACTCCACCGTCAGTAATGATAAATTTAATAATACCATTACTTTGAGTTTCTATTGAACAGGTTGCAGAAGCACCAACTCCTCCACCACCAGAAATTGTTATGATAGGTGGAGTTGTGTATCCAATACCAGAATTTCCTAAAATAATATCCCTTACTGAAAAACTTCCACCCTTATTGGTTATTCTTGCGATACCAAAGGCATCATTATTTGGATTTCCTGTTGGTGATGTTGAAATTGAAACTATAGGTGCTGTACTATACCCATATCCATCATTATTTAAGAATATTTTACGAATATATCCAGTTCCAATAGTTGCTGTTGCAGTTGCTGTTCTTCCAACTCCGGTCAATAATAAAGTGCTAATATATCCCTGATCTTGAACTTGAGTATCAATTTCTTCAATAGTAGTATCAATAACTTCATCTTCATATTCAAATAGTTCACATTTTATTTCGTAAACATAATTTTTACCTAGTTGATAAAATGGTTGTTCGTGCTCTACAAATTTAACTTCAAATATTCTTTGTCCAAGCGGAAAATATACTAAATCACCTTCTCTTGGTCTAGTTGATAATGTTATTTCTTCTCCACCTTCATCTGCCGCCAAAAATGGGGAAATGAAGTCTTCAAATCTTTCTTTCGAAATAATAATAGTTAGTTCATCTCTCAAACTCATTCCAAATTTAGTTAAGATATCTCCTGCCCCACTATATCCTTCATAAGTTTGGACATACGCTTCAATAGCATAATTATCATCAAATTTAGAAGATTGAATTTCTTCAATTATAGTTTGTTTTCTTACAAACTTTCTAGGAATGTATGTTACCTCTACACCATAAATTTTCAACTGTTCATTAATTAAATCTTGAACAAGTCGCTGTTCGCTTGGTGATCCTTGTAGGAAGAAGGGATTTAATGCCATTATCCAATAAAATCATACGGAGGAAGTTCGTGCTCTAATGCCATTACTTGCTTAAGTTGTTCTAGTTCTTTTTCAGCATCTTCATATATTTCTCTTCCATTAAGTTCAATTCCTCCAGGAAGTTTGACTCCTCTAAATTTAATAAGATTTTGCCCCCATTGTCTTTTTATTAATGAGGTTAAATATTTTTTGATGAAACTATCATTCCAAACTTTATTAAAGTCATTTGGATTTAATGCTCTGTAACAATCAAGAACTAGAAAATTTCCTTCATTTTGTGCTCCCCAATCAATATCAAGATATAACCTACCTTGTCTCTTATTAAATCTTAATTGCTTATCAGTAGTTAAAAGGAAATCAATATCTTCCAAATAACTTTTTACCATTGCATACTGTAAAAGTTCAACAGAGTTGAAGTAGTAAAGATCATTTAAGAATAATTGATATTTAATACTAAACATTCCTCCAGAAATGGAACTAGTATCAAACTTAAATACTTTTTCGATACCAATTATCGAATCTGGAACTTGTATATAATTTCCAGATTCATACCAATTGAAGGATAGACCTGTAGTTGATGTTGCAGTAGTAGTCGTAATTCCTGGACCATTTGGGGATGGTGCAGATCCTCGCTCAATATCTTCTTCGGTAATTCTATATTTTAAGTACATTCTTTCAACACCATCAAAGTGGCGTTCTTGGAAGTACTGTAGGGCGTCATCAACCAAATCGTCCACTTGGTCATCATCTACGTTAATTTCCAACACAGGGGCACCTAGACGCCTTAGACAGTAATCTATGAGTTGTTGTCTGGATGCTGGTTGTGACATTTTATGATTCCTGTTTTTTCTTTACAAGTGCATCATATTTTTCTTGAAGTTCAAGATTAGTTTCTAATAGAGTAGTCTTTTCCTCATTAAAATCTTTCGATAAAGTCTGAAGTTTTGCTTCTAAAAGAACATTGTCATTGGTTAATTGAGAAATTTTTCTATGATATAAAGTAACTAATACATTAATATCAACTTCACCATTATTTTGTTGCATAAATTAGAAGGTTCCTCCATCTAAAGTTGATGTCCAAGTTGGTTTATTAGTATATATGGTATTAACAGTTGTTGGAATTATTACCATGCTAATACTATTTTTTAATAAATTATATGTATTAGTAAATGTCCCTTCAACTCCAACTAATGTAATAGTTGATGCAGTTACTCCAGTTTTTACAACACCATAAGCACCACTAGTCTCTTGAAGAATTAAATCACCTTGACTTACTGTTACGGAACTACCAAAAGTCAGAGTAATTTCAGTAATCGCAGTCAATACTTGCTTTGAAGTTATTGTTGGTGATGCTGGATCATTAGTTGAAGTTTGTAATCCATTAACATCAAAGTATACTACACCGTTAGTGCTGTAGTCTCCAGTTTGATAATAAATTCCTTTAATATCAATGAAACCTCTAGTTCCAGTTACAACACTATTTGAAATAGTTGCATCTGGAATATATGTCCATGCTCTAATAGTTGAACTACTACCAACATTACTTCCATCAATATAACCAAAAAATCCACTTTTATTGTCTACAATTCCCGAACCAGTATTATAATTGAATGCAATACCGCGATCAGTATTTGTATCGTATGCGTGAGTAACTGTTAATTGAACACCAGTAGAAATACCTGCAGTTGTAGCACCATTAATAGTAATTATTTTGGTTATAGTATCATAACCAGTAATGGTAGTAATGCCCGCATTTGGTAGGGATGCACTACCTTGAATAATGTCTCCGGTATTAATTCCTATTACAGAATCTAAAGTAATAGTGCTAACACCAATAACAACTGGTGACATTACAGTGCGAACACTTGTAACATCACCTAAAGTTATAATTGGATCATTAATTGAAACTTCAGTAGAGTTGACTGAAGTTGTAGTTCCATCAACTTGTAAATTTCCTTTAACTACAACAGTTCCATCATTACTTAGTCCATCTGGATATGGATCAATATAAAGAACATTTCCATATCCTGGTAATGTTGAGATTACATTATCTTTAATCTTTATGTTGTCTATAACTGCTCCACCAGTTACAGTTACTACGCCGACAACATTTAGAGTTCCACCTACATTAAGGTTCTTCTCGATACCAACACCACCTTCAACAACTAAGGCACCGTTATCTTTGGTATTGGATTGAGTTACATCTCCAATATTAATTGCAACTCCATCAGCAAATGCCCAATCAGCACCTTCAATCTCAAATCTATTATCAGTTGCCTCATCATATCTAAATTTTACATCTTTATTATCACCAAAACTTAAATAAGTATCATCGACAATATTAATTTCTCCAGTCCCATTGGGATTGAAAATAATATCTCCATCAGTATTCGTAGATGATAAAGTGTTAAGATCTAAACGTAAGTTATCAACATTCCACTGATCGACTTTTCTATTATTATCGAGAATGACAACAATTCCACCATCTTGATTTCGGGTATTTGTTACCCCATCAATAGCACCAGGTTGGTGCTCCATCATTGAGGTATAATAGTAACCACCAACTGGATTTACATTATTACCATCGTCACCCAAGAACATTCTGTCCTTGTATTGATTTGTTCCGCCGTAACTACCAATGCCAGTTACATATGCTAGTTCACCCCAATTTAGACTGGCAGGTTTATTTGTTCCAGCAGATCTTTTGATCCTGATAATACTTGCCATTTTAGAAATTTCCCCCGTTGATGTCTAAATTCTGTGTGCTTCCAGGTGTTAATGTTAATGTAGCATCCCATTTTTTAGTGGATCCATTATATACAAGAACCATTCCATCGAGTGGATTATTAATATTGACATCAGTTAGTTCACTTAAAGCTAAACCTTGAGCTCCAGCCAGCGAAGATACAACTTTAACAGCGTTTTGTTGCCCTACCCTAACTTTAATCTCTGCCATCTATAAAAAGGATTTTCAGGATCTAAAATATATTTATATTCAAGAGATTCCAATAGTTTTAACAACCTCTTGTTGTCTAAGATATAATTTGCAATATATCTTAGCAAAGTTTTTAAGTTGCTCAAATTCTAATTCATCGATGAATCTGGAATGTTTTTCATATTCAAATAATTTATCAATAGTCTCCAGTTCAATTTCATTTGGATCCATTAATTAACTCCCTCAATAATATTTTAATTTCACTAATATCTTCTTTCATTTTATCAATTTCATCTTTTTGCTTTTTCTTTTCACTTCTCATTTTAATATATTGGGTATATCCAAATGTGTCATAATTTACAACAGCACCTGAATTTTCATCTCTGAATAAATTTTTATCACCTTCAATTGGTATCATTATGCTAAAGCAATTATACGAAGATCTTTAAATTTAGGAGCAAACGATTCATTAGTTGAACTCATTACGATTTTAATTTGGAATCCGGTAAATTGATCTAGTTCATCAGCAGTAAATTGATATTCTAGAAATTCATTATCTCTACTTGCTCTTACAAAAGAATCAGATCTTCCACTATTTAATGCGGAATTAATTACTTTATCTCCATAACCATCACCATTAGTATCAATTAAATTATCATATCCAGGGAATAATATGAAAGATTGATCAATTTCACTGGAATCGGATTTAAACAATTTATAGAGAACTCTAAAATCAGAGAAAGATGATCTATATGAAGAAACTAATACTTTCAACGAAGTTGCTGGTTGAGCAAGATCAACTTTTTTGGAAATATAGACTGAACTATGTGGATCTCCAGAAGTTAAATTAACTCTTCCATCAAATGCATAGTTTTTAACCGGGTTATTGACCTTATTTCTTCCAAGAATCATAAAGGCATTTTGTAGATCTAAAACTGGAGATAAATTTGGATCATCAGAATTCATTCTAACTTTTAACGTTAGAGATTTACTATTTGATAACCTTGCAATTTCATTTATTTCTGAACATACTAATCTGGGAGTAGTTGTGAAATTAACCTTATTAATTTCAATTGCATCAGAACCTTGATTAATAAAGGAAGATTCATTTCCACCAGCACTTGTTCCAGAAACTGTTATCATTTGAGCAGAAACTGTAGTATTTTGTCCTGGAGTTATGATATTAAATTGTGGAACTATGGAATTAAATTGATAATTTTGCGATGCTGAAGGAGCATTTTCGGCATCTAGGAAACTTCCTGCAAATTTTTCATCAGCAAAACTGAGTTGATCATCTCCAGCAGATCTTTCAGGTTGTCTATCAAATGCCAAATAATACTTATCAAACTCCTTAATATTTTGCAATTGGGCATTATTTATCGATGCCATATTATGAGTAGTATTAATTTTTGTCAGTGAAACGCCATTTAATTCATACTTATATGCAATACTACCAGAAACATGGTTTGTTATTAGTGTTCCATCAACACCCCTAGTACTAATTCCAAGAATACCTGATCCAATACTATCGTAATAGATAATTTCATTATTGACTTTAATATAACCTTTAGAAGTTGAAATTCCTTCAAATGTTGCAAATGATACTGTGCTTGCTAAGGAGATAGAAGTGGAATTGATATTAAGAGGGGAAGTTAACACTACAGGTGGAGAATCTGGTAAAATATTTTTAATTTCTACCAGATTATTTGAAGCTTGCATTCCGTGATTATATTGAGTAACTTCAAAGACATTTCCAGAATATAATGGATCAATAACTGATGAAGTTCCTCTAATATCAGTATTTGCTACTGCTACACCTGTTGATCCATCGAAGTAGATCAAATCATGTCCGGAAGTGAATTGTTCACCTTGAACATTAGTGAGATATAAAGTATCAATTCCATTAATTGTTGATACTGAAATTATTCCATCTCTACCTTTAGTTACATTCGAAGTTGTAATACCCAGTACATCACCAACAGTATAACCATTACCAGTATTAACTATTGAAACACTGCTAACAAAACCAGATGAATTAACTACAATATTTAATGTTGCACCTTGCCCAGATCCTGTAATCGGATATAATGGTACTGAAGAATAAGATCCAGTTGAATATCCAATTCCAGTATTAGCAATCGAAACTGTTGCTACTGGACCACCAATTTTTTCAATAAATCCTGTAGGACCAGCATTAACAGTGCCATCACTAACCTTTCTTCCTGTTGTAAGGATAGAATTCATAGTTGTAGTTGTTGTAATACCAACTCTCAGTTTTCTTGGAAGAGTCTTGACTGCATTATCTCTTAGTGGTTGAATTGTAGATTCTTCTACTCTTAATGGTGGATTATAGAAAACTACATCACCAGAAGAACTAGTAAAGTTTGCTTTGTATAGTTTGAATTTTAAGTCTTGATATTGACTTGCTGTCCAAATAGTACCATTTTGAGATTTAAATAGACTTCCTCCACTATATTGTTTAGTTACAACAACACTTTCGGCAAAGGGAAGATCTTGGGTTTCTATCGTCTTTTGACCCATAGTTCCAACCCACATCTCATACTTATCAGAAGTTGGTGCTAAAAATACTAAAGCATATTCAGTTCTAGGTTGTAAATATACTGGGGATGGAAAAGTAATTCTTGTAGGTACTGATGAGTCATTTGAAACATTAATATCATCAGGTTCAAGAATAACTCTTGCATAATCTTGTACTAACGCATTAGTAGGAGTTCCTAATTCTACAGTTCTTAATTCGACATAAAGTTTTTCATTAGGATCTTTAGATGCAAAATAAACATCTGCGGATGTTAAGAATGCTCCTGTTTCATCTACAGTAAAAGATTGTGCTAATGGATCCTTTCCTCCACGTCCAGGAGGTGGCGGTGGTGGTGGATTTCTTACTTCTACAATATTTGTAATCTGAGTCTGAATAACTCCACTTGCACTGTAACTAGTTTGAGCATTACTTCCAAAAGTAGTGCTTCCTGGAATTGGATTTGTATTTGTTGAACTAGCATTTAACTTAAATACTCTTTGTCCAGTTTTTAGTCTAACTAGAGGAGGTGGAGATTGATTTGGATTTCTAATAAAGAATGATCCAAGTAAATCGCCAAATGTATCTGTTACCAATCTTAAATCACCAACATTAGCAACTGCTCCACTAGTTTTACCAACAAGTTGCATTCCAACTTGAATAAATCCTCCATATTTAGTAACTGATTCTTCTGCAAGAGAGAATGTATCAATATTTAAAACTGTCGATGATGCCGAATATGATGTAGGTAAAGTATTTCCTCTTGAATATGGATTTGCATTATATCTTACTGATGGATTTGCATAAGGTCCAGATTTGTGATCTGGACGAGCAATTCTACAAGAAAGAATTTTTGTTCCTCCAACAAAACCAAACACTTCTTCTCCTACCTGGAATAATCCAGAAGACATATTGATTTCAATAAGTTTTGGTATAATATCAATTGAACTTATATCATCGATGAAGGCATAATGTTGAGTTAATGGTTTTAACCCTCCAGATCTAAATTCAATATTTCTGGATCTCATATAAGGATCAACTGATGTTGTTACCTTAACAGTTTCAACATAATCATAACTTCTACCATCCATTTGACCATCAGTAATCGTTCTTCTATTTTCAATATAGATGTTACGAACCCAATTATCCGAAGCAGGATTTAATAAAATTTGCCCAGAATACTCAATTACATTAAATGGATTAACATTTTCCACTTCCGATGCTAGTGGTTGTTCAATCCATTTAGTTTCTTCATAATTTAAAGTTACAAGATCTCCAGTTTTTCTTACATTTGGATCCAGTAATTGAAGATTTTCTGAAAAATCGACAGTATCTGTATTGATAGATGGATTTAAAGCAAGTTGAGCTTTAAGTGACCAGAAATCTACAGGACTAATTAATTCATTATTTTCAATATCAACATCACATTTAACATCAGTATTTTCCTTATCGATCAGATCAGTATTTTTAAAGTCATCTACAAAAAATCCACTCTTAAATCTGGATAGTCCATCAGCATCCTGAATTTGTAAAGTTTTGGTGTTTAACTCTAAAAGGGAAAGTGAAGATACAATTTCAAGATTTTCAATTCTATCTTCTAATTTACCAATATCACGCATTGTGTATCTTCTATTATCAACTAGTGTGATAATTGCATCATTTGGATTGTAAAGATAAGCAGGAAGATTGATAGTAGCAATTTCCATTGCCTCTTCGATATTTAAAGGTGTTTTTGGACTATCAGCAGAGACACCTTTAATGACTGAAAATTCTCCAAGTTTATTTAAAACTACTTTATCAATTCTTGGTAAATAATAACTATATCCAATAAATGAACTTTCATCGGGAGTTATTATATAAGTGGATGGTAGGTTTACAAAACTCCTACTTCCAAAATCAAAAGGAGAACTTGTAGTTGAAGTGAATTTAACAACTCTCGGTCTAAAATCTAAAGTATCAGAAGATCTTAAACCATTTGTTAAGATTGGTACGTCCCCATTATATCTTTCATCGCCATATGAATTTACTGTAATAATATCCCCAAGATCATTTGTAGGAATATCATAATAATTAAAGATTATTAATAATTGTTTGGAAGGTGAAGGAGATTCTGAAGATCTAACAATTTTAGAGTAATCATAATATTGATCTTTTTGCCCCTTATCTAAATTAAATCTTTTGCTAATATCTAAGTAACTACCTAAAGTAATGACCTGAATATTTGAAATAATTTTAGATTCTTCAAATGTTACGGTTTCCCCAGATTCAAATTTTCTAGAATTTAAGTATACTATTTCTATTTCTGTAGAAGATGTTCGGGTAACTAATTGAGCAATTGAACCACTCTTTGCTCCAATAATCCTTTCACCCAGAATGGAATTTGTGTCTAAATTTAATCCAGAAACAAAAGTTAATTTATCTAAAATTGGTTGTGAATTATTTAAAGATTCGTAAACTGCAAGAACTTCAACTACATCGGGTAAATTTAATGAAATTTCTGGATCTTCTACTCTTAATCCATAATATTGACTTGTTGTAAGTCCACTAATTGATGTGGAAAAACCAGTGTTTGTTTTAGTAACGACTAATTTTTCACTTCTAACAAAAACTTTAGATTTATTCTGTACTATATTTTTTCGTAATGTTGCATTTAATGTTACGTTAGAAGTTTGACTGGTTTTTAATCCAGTAAATGTAATATTTGTACCATTTCCATTTATTACAACTTGATCAGAAGTTAAATCTTCTATAGAGGAATCTGAATAAAAAATTGAATATCTTTCAGAGTCAAATGCCTCAAAAAATGCACTAGTAATTCCAGTATTACTAACATTGACAGTTAATCCACCATTAGAATCAGTTGTTAGTTCTCTAACCTGAGTTGTAACTAAAAGATTTGCTCCAGATAAATCTACAGATGATATATTTTTAGCATTTAAAGGAGTATAAAGCGTTGCTTTATCCTGATTTTTAATTTCAGGATATCCAATACTAAATGTTGCATTTTCAGTTGAGAGAGGTAGTGCTCCATCACATATTCCAGATACATTTGGAACAGTTCCAAGAACCATTTGATTTCCATCACCCGAAATTGAGACAACTCTATTGAAAGTTTCAGTTACAAATCCAGATTTTTGATATCTTATAATTGAATTGGTTTTAATTCTTGAGAATGATTTTCCGGCGCAAGTAGCAATACCTGCCGATGTTATTGTTATCCTATCTGCAACACTAAATCCTTGAGCAATTTTTCTGTAAATTACACTATCGGCAACAAAATCAGTTTTGAGTTGTGGAGTGAGTGCTGTCGAATCTTGATAAACTGATTTTATATCTTCAGTCCCATATGAGAAAAAACTATTGATAGATCTTGAATTTAATAAACTCTCATTAATTAATATTTGTTCTCCGACAATAAATTGACCAGAAGTTTGACTTAAAGTTAAGGATGTGGAATTTGCTGCAGTTACAACATATCCAGAGGCACCACTACTCAACCCTCTAATATATGAAGTTGCTGGACATTGGGTAGCATTTAATGCTTCATTTAAAGTTAAAACAGTATATGTCTGAACATCAAATAAGTATAAATCCCATTCAGTTGTTGCTCCGGTATATGCTGCATCAGTAACACTAAATGAATATATTCTACCCTTACCAATTAAAGTTCCTGTTCCTGCTGAAGTGGAATTTCTTCTTTGATTATAAAATTCTACAACATTTCCACTTGTATTAATACCAACAAATGGAGTTCCAACTACGTTATTGACTCTAAGAAGATTCCCCATTTCAAAGGGAACAAGTGATGTACTTATCGTTTCAGTATCTCTTGGTTTTTCTACGTCAATAATTGTTAAACTTTGAGAACCAATATCAAACCCTCTTACATATGCTCTGCCTGGAGATATTTTAACACACATCAAATTATCTGAAGGAGTATTTCCTTGTTCAGTTTTTTGATTTTCTAAATAAATTCCTTCATTAGAAATTCCATCATTTAAAGAATTTAGAACATCGAGTTCAAACTTATCTACCGAATAATTTCCAGATTCTTCAAAAGTTCTTTTTGCAAAATAATCTTTAATTGTAGAATATACAGATTTATCCTGAAGTTTTTTAATTTCTCCATTATCAATTCTGATAAGTTCTACGAAATTTTTGTCATCAAAATCATTTAAAGATTTTTTAGCTAGAATTGTACTAATTTTAAATCTGTCTGCACCAGGTGCAGCGTAATTAGAAAATCCTCTAGCATTATCAGTTAAACTCGAATCATCATCAGATGTAATAATTTCTTCAAAAATATTTAAACCTACTCTATATGATGTAGTATTTGAATATGCATCTAGAACTATTAATGATGATGGAACATCTACAAAGGTTCCTCTAATGAAATATACACCTTTACTTAAACCAACCGCAGATCCAACAGCAGTAGCATTAGTATCAAATACTGTGCATACAGTATCTCCAGAATTAATAGTTGTATTTCCGTAAGTTAAGTTCTCTTGAACAATTAAAAGTTCTCCATCTTGAAATTGGGATATTTCTAAATCTTCCCCAGAATCCAAATATTTAACATATAGGGTTATTTCCTCAACATTATCATTTGGAGGAATACTATACTTAGTAACAACCGCAACAATTCCGGTATTCTGACCTTTTACTCTTTTTCCTACTAATTTGGAGAGATATAATGAAACATCAATACCTAAATGATCTTGATTAATTTTAACTGAAAAATAATCTCCATCATAAGTAATAGATCCTGGAATTACCATGGATCCTTCTTTAAATATATGACTACCAAAAGATTCTATTTGATTTTGTAGAATCGATTGTAATGTAGTTAATTCTCTTGCTTGTACAGGGTATCCTGGTTTAAAAAGAACTTTATAAAAATTCTTGTCAATGTTAAAATCATCATAATATGGACTTATATTAAGATTAGTTTTTTGTGGCATTTTCTAGAATTCCAGGATAATTTTAACGTCTTCTTTTTGGCGAGTATTTCTTGAGATTGTTGGACGATTATCCAAGTAAATAATCTCTCCCGATCTTTTATTTATCTCAGGACTCGCTAATCCATTTGTAAAATTTACACTTAGATTAATTACCCTATTTCCAGTTGGATTAGTGCTAATTCCACTAAATGAAGTATCAACAGAAGCAGAAAATCCGGAACTGGATCCATTTACCGGATTTGCTGATGATTGGAATGAAAAAACTTTAGATGATGTAGAAATTCCGATATAATCAGTTTGATCTAAAGTTGTTTGATTGAAATATAAGGATCTATCTTGAATATATTTAAGAACTTTTGTTTCTACATCATAAGAAGAAACATATCCTGTTGCTCTTCCTCCGGAAACCGTTTGAATTATTTTTTCACCAATTGTAGGTGTACCACTTATTGTTGAAAATTTGAGTGAATATACTGAAGAAAATTGACTATCAGTAAATGTAGCAGTAGATCCAATTGAAGTCGGATTTTTTACAATTCCAACTTGAGCAAATTTGGTGTCAATTGGAAAATCTTTTGTTGAATCATCAAATCTTGCATAGAGAAGAACTTTGTCTGTTCCTAATTCTTTGTATATATCAAATCCATGACCCTTTGATGGTGGAATAATTGGAATTAGTTCGGCAAAAGATCCTGTTGCAGAAGCATTAATAGATCCCAAATCCACAATTCCATAACTGTAACCACTTCCACCAGATGAAACTGTCGTATCAACAACTTTCCCACTAACAACATCGATTAATACTTTTGCTCCTTGCCCATCCCCAAGAATATTTACTTCTTGTCCAAGACCATTTGAATAATTAGAACCACTACTATCAATATAAACCTTTTTTATTTGATTATTATTAATACTAGAGTCTCCATTTTCTCTAACTGCTTGTATTTGTGCGTTTGTTGAAATTGACCAATCATTAGGAACACTTACATATTCAGTAGAGTCGAATTTTACGATATCTCCGGGAGTAACAGTAAAAAGGTATTTCCAAATATATCCATCTCCACTTTCACCTGCCTTTGAAGGTTCTAAGTCTGTAAATGTTGGTTCATCCTGTGAAGCATTTCCTACTGAGTTTGAACCAGATGATCCATTACTAATGCAAATATAAACTTTATAATCGGAGTTCATTACATAATAATTAGAATCATACAGTCTAGATGATTGTGTAATAGGAGAAGGTGAAGTTACACTATAATCCTGCCTATACATTTCATATCGAGTACCTTTTGCCCAATCGATTCTTCTAACAATCCTTCTAATATTGGATGATGTTACTTTTTTTCCAAATAACATCGTGTCATAAACATGACTCTGATAATTAAAATTATCAATAGGTGTTGGTGTATTAGAATCCCATGTGGTAGATCTACCGAATCCAACTTGTGTGGGATTCGGTAGACTTAAAAAGATATAATAGGAATTTACAGGATTCTCAACAGATTCTACAAAATTATTTGCATTCAGTATTCTAAACTGATCTGTTACAATTGCCGACATATTAATACTTTTTTTTCTATTTATACTATCCTACAATCTTTCTTATTGCACCAGTATCTCTCAATCCATATCCCTTTCTTTGAATATTTGCAAATGTTGATAATCCAGAATCAACCGTCAATCCGGTAACTCCAATAGAAATTGGATTTGCAGATCTACTTAAATTATAAAATCTTCCCCAAGAGAATCGACCTAGTAAAGATCCACTAGTTGTTATTCCAGAAACATTAGTTGTTGAACTTATATTTGTAATAATCTCAGCATTAGATCCATCTGGAATTAAATTATGAATATAATAAATGTTATCTAAACAAGTTGTACCAATACCAACTATAGAAGATTCTCCACTATCAATAGAGGTTACTTTATTACCAACTAAGGTATCGAAAATATAAACCGGATATCCAGTTGCTAGACCTACGAGTGATGGAGTATTAATATAAAACTTTAATGCTAAAGGATTGCCGTATATTCCAGTGGTCGTAGTTATACCAGTAATAATTCCAGAGAAACCCTCAACACCAGTAATATTTGTAACTAATTCATAATTTAAATTTGGACTATCTACAATAACTTGAGGTGGATTATTTCGACTATATCCAAATCCGGAATTTGTAATAGTAATTGGATATGCAATTTGCCCGTTTACAATTGAAACTGATGCAGATGCTATTGTACCAATTCCAACTCCAATTTGCTGAGGGGAGGAAATTTTAACAGATAATGTTGTTCCAATATATCCAGATCCACTATTAGTAATTACAAGAGATTGTATTGTTCCTCCAACAGAAACTACAGCAGTCATACCTGCAGATACTGAATCTGTTCCTTGAACAATCAAAGCTTCGAAATTATTAATAGTAGTTGAATAATTATCTTCTTCATAATTAAAGAATTTTGCATTATCTACAAATATTTCATTTGATATATTTGAAATATTTTTAATTATTTTTGCAGTCGGGTAGATTTGTGGTTCAATAGAATCTCTAGATTTATAAACATAGTCTCCATTAATTACACTATCTACTTTTTGCTTTGTCCAACTAAATGGTCTGTAATTAATTTCATCAATTCCTAATCCAGTATATACATTAGTTTCTAATTTATCTGATCCTGGTATATTATCAATTCTTCTTATATCTTGAGTGATAGTTTCTGTATACAAATCATTTTTAAATACCTGAACAAGATCTCCAATTTTTACAGATTCATTAACATTAACACTAGCACTATCTACGTTTCTAGTTCCTCTATAGAAGAAAATTGAAATTTCATCTTCATTTATAGGTGCATTTGAGAATGTAAATGATGTACCACCTTCGAACTGATATGCTGATCCAGGTTCCTGAATTACTCCATTAATAAAAATGAGAAGAACTGAATTCAAATCAATATCTACAGAACTTGGATTTGATAAATCTTTTTCAAAACTCAATAATTGTCCATTGTAATATAATGGGAATCTAATTCTAGATCCATCTTGTAAATTTTTAATTGAATCGATATAATCCAGTTCACCAAACTGCCAGGATGAGAATGAATCAGTAAATGTATCAAGAACCGTCAATTCAAATTCACTTACTGGATTGGAAAGATTTCTATCTACTACTAGACCTACAGGTTTGAATACATCGCCAATCTGGAATCCATATCCTGGTCTAGAAATACTGAATGATGAAACTTCAAATAATGTAGAACCAATTCCAGTTGTTGAACTTGCACCAACATCTAAAGTTATTAATAAATTTGATCCAGTATCTGTAGTATTACCAATACCTCTTCTAGAAACTCCAATAACAGGAAGATTTTCATATGATGGTGATGAAATTTGGATAGTTGGATTTGTATATCCAGTACCTCCATATACAACATTGAAAGTAAGAGTCCCGCCAGCACCTACCGTTGCAGTAATGGTTGCTCCATATCCAATATGACCAATTTCAGTAACACCGATAGAAACAATTCCATTATAACCAGAACCAAGAATATCAGTTGTTCCTAAACCAACAGAAACAATAGATCCAGAACTCACTACAGAGGTCACAGAAGATCCTACAAGAGGTGCAAAACCCAATCCTGGTGTAGATCCTAAGGAAACAATAATTCCACCTCTTGGGAGTTGATTTTGATTAACATCAAAATCATTTTTAATGATGCTTCCATTGCTGGATGTAATACCAGTAAATACTACACTAGAAATACCAACAGATCCAAAAAATTCATAATTGTTTCCTGAATTATTTGTAGTAGTAGGTGTTTGGAAAATATCATTAATGAATAAAACTCCACTACCAGTTTGAATACCTGTAGTATTAATTCCTTGTACTTTTAATGTATATGTTTGTCCAATACCAGTAAACTGATCTGCTACATCATCATATATTACATTAGTAGAATAATCATTTCTTAAATAAACTCTACCTGCAAAATTTGAAGTTGGGAAAGGAAGATTTGAAAAATCTCTCTTCACTCTACCACTACCTTTAGGTGGTGCTGTAAAATAAATTTTACTTCCCACAATATTAAATGAACCTCTATAAACTCTAACTTCTGCAGAATCAGTGTGAGTTGTTACTGAAGATCCAACAAATCCTCTTTCAACTTGAACAATTGGTACAGATCCTATTCCAGAAATTGGACCAATACTTGTTGTTCCTAATCCAACAGAAACTATATTCATATACTCATGATCAATTTTAATCAAATCCTTTGGTTTTAATGTAGAAATACCACTTAATGCAAAATAAGTTGTACCAACGCTGATTTGTCCACCATTATTTTCTAGTTTATGTGAAATAGGTGTAAATGTTATTGGTTTCTGTACTACACCATCAATAGAAATAATTGATTTTTCGAGTTTCTTACTCATCTCCAATTCATGAACATTTCCTTGACCAAAAGAAGTAAATGTAACATAAATGCCCGCTAAAGCATAATCTTTTCTAGTTGATAATTGGAATTGATCTGAATTTATACTAATTGCGTACACATCAGATGGTAAACGATTAGTAACAATTCCTGAAGAATTTAATGTTGCTCCAATTCCAACACTAGTCTCACCTACACCAATAAAAGATGATTTTGGTGTATATACTAATTGTTCTGCATTACTGAAGAAATGATCTTTAATAGTAAATATTCCAGTTGATGTATCCAAAACTGAAGTATCTGATGGATTAAAGATTTTTTTATAGATTGGAATTCCACCATAGTTTAAATCAAAATCGAGTTTATTTGATCTATCCCCATTAATACTATCAAAAGCTGAAAGGATAATTTCTTCAGTTGCTGTCCCAAAATTCAAGATTTCTGGTTCATTATTATAATCATTTTCGGTATATAATACTTCATTATAACTTTGAATTTGTAAATTCGCAGAAATTGAAGAATCTGGGTAGAATCTCAGTATTGCATTAGATCCTACTATTTCTCCTCCAAAAGTTCCAATTCCAGATGTACTCCCGATAGAAAGAAATGGATATTGTAAAGTATATACATCAAATTTATCTTGAATCATCATCACTTGATGTAATGCACTAGTTTGCCCATAAGAGACATAAACAAGTGACTTGACACTTGTCGAATTATCAGTATTAATACCAATAATATCAGATACTGTAGATGAAATATTGTAATTGGATGTTAAATAAGCACTTCTTTCAGAACCATCTGGTTGATTTATAGATGTAAATCTATAAGTACCAATTCCAATTGAAGTTGTCCCAAATCCAACTATTTTAGATCTAACAAGAATTGAATTTATATCATTATTTGCATATTCTAAGGATAGTTTTGATCCATTAATAACTGGATTAAATGAACCAATAAATTGAGTGGTGATACCAGAACTACTATCAAAATAATACTCTGCAAGGTAAGTATCATTTCCATCATGATCTAAGAATAATTCAACATAATTCATCCTATTTGTAACAGTGTTCAGAATTTGTATATTTACGAATAATGATTCTACTGTATCCTTTTCGATTGAAATAATAGTTGCTGTAGATCCAACACCAACAACACTATTTGATCCGGTTAAGTTAACAAATCCTACCGATTGAGTATTAATACCTGAAATATTTGAATTAAAGTTACTTTGAAGAACTTTAATATCATAATCAGTATCGAATATGTCATTAGGTAAAAATCTTAAAGATTTTGAATCAAAAGTATCGATACTTCCAATCAAATCCCCTAATTCAATTTCTGTATTTGTTAGTGTTCCCTTTTCTAAAGTAAAGACATCATCATCATTAGAAAGAACTACCAATTCAGTTAACTGACGGGAAGAACTATTAGGATCAATTATCTGAACAAGATATTTGTAATAAGAATCTTCAAGAGTAGAAATATCCACATATGGATCTTTTGAACTTTCTTTATTGGAAAATCTATTACTTACGTCATCAACAATTAAAACTCTGTTACTAATACAACTAATATAATCTGTCAGTTTTTTATTTTTTAATTTAAGATATTTTGATTTATTTTCATAAGTATCGATATCGATGGTTAAATCGAAATTATTAATAGTATCAACTCTCTTTTCTTCAACTACATCTAGAACAATTAAGTCATTTGTAGTTTGTGTATATGAAGCAATACCGGATCTAGATTCAATTTGAACATCTGCAAAATTCTTTAAACCTGCAGTATGCAATAAACGATTTACTGGATCTACTAAATCATTAAATTGAATTGAACTTCTAACAGAATATGAAAGATTTTGATAATAATCATTATCACTTGTTACCTGATAACTTTCATTAATTTTTCCGCTATCAGTTAACCAACCATAATCCTGTCTAATTGAATAATCTACTTGAAATTTTCCAGTATTTGGAACAATATCTGCTATAGTTGCTAATACTCCAGAATTTTTCCCTTTAATAACCTCATTTTTAGATAATGTATAGAATCCATCAACTTTAATATATTCTTGTCTAGATTCTTTTATGGTCAAATCTCTTTCAAAAAATCCAGTTCCTGTATTCGAAAGTAATTTTTCGCCAATTATAAAAGTAGAAAAACTTTGAACAACTTCAAATATGGGATAATTTTTCTTATTGATAATTGATGCAAATGCAGTTTGATTAGTTTTTGCAAATCCTGGATTAGTAGTTAATCCTGCAATATTAAATTCAAGTCTTGCAGGATTGGTATTTTGATATGAAGTAACTGTAAAGAACTGGTAATTATAATCTGAAGAATTAAATCCAGTACCGTTTGTTCCTTCTTTCTGAATTCCTTCGACGAATATTTCATCACCAACTTCAAAAACACTGGTTGAAAATCCAGCAATTGGAGTTGAAAGAATACATGTAACAATACCAGATACTGAAGAAGTTACGGAATTAACTCCAACTCCATTACTATTATCAATAGCAATAATTTTATGATTTATTGAACTCAATCCATAAGATTTTACGTTAATAACAACTCCCGAAATTGAATTTGAATATACTTTGCAGGTAAGTGATTCAGAATCAACTACTTGTAAAGTATCTGGATTGAATATAAGTAAATTTGGTGCGGATGAATAATTTTTACCACCATCCAATACATTTACATTATCAATAGTGCTTGAATTTATTATTGATAATATTGGAGAAATATATGCTTCTGGTCTGAGAGTTTTATCGGAAGAATATTCAAATCCCTGATCCAAAACTCTAACTTTATTAATTCTACCAATACTAGTAGAAATTGATAATATATTGGCGTTAAATCCATTTTCGGAAGAAATATCTACAAACTTTGGAATTTTTTTGTAGGCATATCCTCCAAATAAGATTTGTAAATTATTAACTCCACCAATTGCAGTTTCTGATGTGGTAGAGTATTTCAATAAATCACATTGTGATTGATTATATGATAATTGTTCTGGAATTTTATATAAGGAAATATTAAAAGTCGTTGCAGCAACACCTGAAATTACGTGAGATCCACTATAAACACTATCGATAAAGAAAATTTCTGAATAATTTCTTACTTCAGTATCTGGATTAGTAATAACTCCATTTTTTTCGAAAGAGTAATAAAGATTAGTTGGGAATCCATCGGAGTATCTGAGTGAATACGTCGATACAGTTCCTACACCAACTGTTCCAACTCCAGATATATTAAATTGAGAATCTAATCCTGTAGAAATAAATTCATTATCAAAATTCTGATCATAATAGAATTTCAATTTATAATTAATTAAAGATGGATCCGAAAGATCAAATTTTAAAGTCGAATTTTTAACTACGTCAAGTTTTGGATTAATAAGACTAATAATATGACTAGTTCCTCCCACACCAATAATATCAACAACTTTTGGAATAGATTGATTCAAGTCCTTGAAAGTTTCTGTCAGTTGAATCTTATTATCATCAATTTTATATACAAAGTATCCACCAGTTGTTAATCCAGATGCAATTAAATCTGTAGAATTGTATTGAACTTTATCACCAGTCTCAAAATGGTGAGAATTGATAGTTATTGTATCAGTAGTAGTATTAATATTTGAAGAATTAAATCCTACTGGATTAATTAATAATCTTTGTGAATTTTGGTCATATTTTACTCTTACTGATGTTGAAGAACCTACTCCAACAGAAATATTTGGTTTTACTTCCAGTTTCACAATATCCCCATTTTGCATATTATGGGAAGTTGAAACAGAAACTGTTGTTTTTATTTTCTCTACAGTCCCAATAACTTGATCATAATTACTGCCCAAAGAATACTCATAATTATTTGAACCATTACTGAAGAAAAATAGACCTCCAGTGTTAGTAGTTAATCCTACGGAAGTTGTTAATCCGATAAAATCTTTTGATTTATTAATTACATAGACAGTTTCACTATTAGTTACAAACGGTAAATTAAAACTAGAACCTCCTGAGGTATTAGATACTACTAATGCAGAAGTTCCTGATTTTTTATTAAAAGTTACTTGCTGACCAGTTTTGAATGGATGATTCGGTAAGTAAATATTTTGAGTTGTAACTGAAATTTGTTGAGTATATTCCCCAACAGTATAAGTTAAATTGATTCCAATTCCTGCAGTTGTCCCAACTCCAACAGATTGATTTGGATTAAAATAAACAACATCATTAAGAGTTGAATCGAAATAACTTGTTTTAATTGGAATGGTAAATTTATTTGGTAAAATATTGACTATAGTAGTTGAGGTATGAGCAGCACCAATATCAGATCTACGAACTCTGAGAATTGAATTACTATCAAAAATATTCAATACTGACAAGATTTCACTTTCTATAGTTATTGAACTCCCAACAGATACTGATGGTGGAATATTTGAAACAAAAATATCTTCAACCTTTCCTGGAACTACATTCGAAAGTACATCTTTGAATAAAACAATTCTTTCTGAAGTCAATCCTACTTTATGATTTCCAAATAATTTGGAAATAGAAGTCGTTAATCCAGAAATTACAATATTATCTCCATCAAGTAATTCGTGATAAGGTTGATAAGAAACTAATACAGTATTTTGATCTTTCCAAGTTAAAATCGAATTGTTGTAAACATCTATTTGACTTTCGATTTTATTAATCTGTTTTCCTAAAATACTTGAAACTACTGCACTTAATCCACCGCCATTAGTTCCATCATTATCAAACACTGCAACATCACCAATTTTGTAATTATCTCCAGATTCCAAAATTGTAAATGATTCTACTGATCCTTTCGAGACTGATTCAATCAAAGATACTTGATTTACGATTTCATTAGACTCAATTAAGAAATCATTATCAGCATAAGGATCATTTACTTTATATGGGAAAGTATTTCTAGATAAAGATGAATTATTAAAATCAAATGTTTGATTTAATGTGAAATTTTCTTCAATAAGAGGTGATCTGTATGAATCACCAATAAAATATGGATAATTTGCTACTAGAGTATTTGTACTAATATCTGTAGAGACTCCGACAAAATAAGCATATATCCCATTTGGAAATTCTGGAGTTTTACAAAATCTACCATTGTGAATATCTAAATCTCCAGAAGCATCAAAACTATAATCTTCAATAAAGAATCCAGGACCAAATGGAGAAGGGCGATTTATAATATTTGAAGTATTTAAAGTATATCCAGTGCTTAAAACTTTTAATGAAGAAGTTATATCTTCTGGATTGGAATATCCATATGGACCATAAATTGGATTTCCATCATATGCCCATCCAATAATTGGTGAGTGTAATAACCCAGAGTCACCAAAATTAGAATTTCCAATATTAACTGGATATCCAACAAATGCATACTCCAAATTATTTAAAGTATCTTCTAAAATTTCATCACCAAATTTAGATTGCTTATTGACTGTTAAGGATCTTATTGAACTTACTATAAGAGCATTTTTTCCTGCTGGTTCAATTTTTATTTTAGTATTTTCAGCATTATAATTTGTACCACCATTAATGACTATTACTTTGGTGATTTTCTCATTTTCTATGATTGGTCTTAAAATTGCTCCAGTACCAGTTCCACTAACAATTAATTCTGGAGTTGAACTATATTCCAATCCACCAGTTAAAATATCAACCTGACTAATAACTCCATTTTTAATTATTGCACTTAATTGAGCATTTTTTCCAGTTTTAAATGAAATTGTCGGAGTTTTTTGTAAATTTAAAATGTCCGATCCATAATTTGTTCCAGGTTCATAAAGATATGCATCTACAATTTCTCCAGTAACCACAGGAATTGCGGTAATTATTCCTACAATTGTGCTCCCAAAAGATACATTAACAGTTAAATTGATATTTGGATATTTGAATATATGATATCCCGAACCTACAGAATAGAATTTTATATAATTTTCTCTTTCATAGTTTGAAGTAATTGACGCACCAATTCCAACATCACATAATTTGAATGTATCATTATCAATTTTAAGAACATAATATTGATTACTAGTAGATAATCCAGAAATTGCAGTTCCTGTTGTAGAGTAATCTACCAAATCTCCACTTTTAAAATTATGATTATTGAATGTTATTGTATTGAATGCTGTCGATACTCCTGCAGTTGAAATATATAAATTTCTATTTTCATATCCACTACCAGGATTTAAAACTTTTATAGATCTTAAGGTATTCTTCTCTATAGTTCTAAACTTATGAATTCCATTATTATTTTCTGTTGTTATTCCAATAGTGTTAACACCAACAGTATAATCATTAAATGTTGGATATAATTTAACTGTACTTGGATTAACGACTTTTGGATAATAAATTGATCCACTTACTAACGTTTTATTCTGTACTTCATTATTAATTAAATCTGGTGGTCCAAAAGTTCCAATTCCTAAAGGTTCATTACCATTTTGACTGTAGATAATTGGTTGTCCATTTATAAAATTATGAATACTTCTAAACGTAATTGTTTCATCGGTAATATCTAATCCACCACCATTAATTAGTGTCCTAGCATCAAATTCAACTTCTCTAAATCTTCTTGATACAATTGGATTTAAAATTGCACCAGTTCCATTTCCTCCAGAAATAGTAGCAGAAACAACAGTATCTAAATCAAAATCTTGCGGATCTACTAGAACATTTTTTACAGATCCTCTGACAGCAACATTGACTTTCGCAGTAGTTCCTCCTGATGGTGGATTGGATACAACAACTCTTGGGGGATTAATTACATCATAACCTTGTCCACTATTGACTACTTTGATAGAATCTAATGGTCCATAATAGATCTTATCATCAGATTTTGGACTAACTATTTCTACTCCATTTATTAGCAATCCAATAGGTCCAGGTTGGGTTTCTTCTCCAAACCCATCTTCAAAGTTATGATTTAATGGAAATTTTCGAAGATTTTTTTGTGGACTAATAACTTTAGTTTTATGCTCTTCTAAAATAAATTTATGATAACCTAAAGTCTGTAAGGAATCAAATTGAATATAATCTAAACCTCCCACAAAAGATCTTGATGTATAAAGTCTTATTTGATTAGGAGGAGTTAATACTTGAATATAATAAGTCTCTCCAGAAACTAAACCGGGCATTGGTTCAAATTCCGATTCATAAACTACAGCGTCACCAGTTATAAATGGTACATTTGTAGAGAATGAAATAATAGAATATTTTTGAGTATTTGCATCAAAATCTTGTAGTCTTGGAGGACTTGCTTGAGATATTGAGGCATCATTAAGATTTTTTGTTATATTATAATTCGGTAATGAATTTGATGCAACATATCCAAAATGCTCATCATTATATAAATTTTGAATATCAGAAATTAATTTAGCATTCCCAAATTCTAAACTTGCTCCAGAACTAGATGCTTTTTTAATTTTTCTTCTAATATCATAATCTAAAGATACTGATGGAGAAAAGGGTCCAATATTATTTAAAGTAATCTGATTATTTGAATTATTGATATTAACGACTAGTGCATTAGATACAACTACATTTTGTGTTCCTCTGACTAAAATATCTACATTATCATCAATTTTTAAACTTGATTTATCTATCTTACTCAATAATGTAAATGTAGATCCGGAAATTTGTCCAATTTGATATCTTGAACTAGTATTGTAAATCCAAGAATTTGCAAATATCTCTTTATATGTTTTATTAGTTTCTGGATTATTAATTACTTCACCGAGATTTTTAACAGTGATAGTTTCTTTTTCTTCAGCAAGATAAATGTCCGAAGTTGGAATGAATTCTGATAAAACTCCAGTAATTCTGAGTTCAACTTTTTTGGTAGTATCTCCATCTTCATACCCATAAACTATATCGTTAGATCTAATATTATCTGTGGGGTTTATAGTTGCAGTAATATTAGAACAACCTAAAAATTGATTAATAGTTTTATCAGAATATGTAATTGAATTTGATTCGGATATAAGTGTTCCTGATTCTGAAAATCCTATAGTCGAGTCTACAGAAATAATAGATGATCCAATAGAAACAGTTTCGAGTGATTTTGTATTACCAGTAATAAAGAATTCACCTTCAGTTAATTCATCATCATTATAACCAA